GCCTCTGATATATGAGCCATGTCTCTAGCTGTTCTATGGCTGTCATATCGTCCCTCATAACAGATTTTCTAGGAGACTTCATAGGAAAGCTAAAGACAGTTTGTGTATCAGGCTTCATCACATCAGGCTCGTTAGGTATTGCACTGTCAATCATAAACTGTGTTAAAGGATCTTTGTTATCGCCTCTAACAGTGCGAACATAATAAGAACTATGACGAGGATGAATGCCACTACTTGAATCAACAAGCTGACTGACTGTCCCACTAGGTTTGACACAGGTGATAGCAGTGCTTTGTGGTATGCCGAATATTGCTGACCACTCTTTGTTTGTTTCGACTGCAATTTCTCTGAGTGATTCGAGTGTTCTTTCGAGTCCATGTTTCTGTCCACTTGTTAATGGGTTATCCATTATACCTGTAAGGCTAACACCAAGAAGTCTCTCTTGCTCAGTGTTATCTTTCCACACCTTACGAAGATAAGGAAACTTTGTAAGAGTAGCTTGTGCTGTACCAAGTATTGTTGCCAACATAACCTTCCTCTTCAAATCATCGAACTTATCCTTCTCTCGTATTACAACCTCTGTAAGGTTACAGAACTGATAAGGTCTAAGTATGATTTCACTGCAGGGATTAGTGCCGAACTCATGGTCAGGATCTCTTCTGCCAAACTTCTTTGCCTGTTCCTTTGCAGATATTCTATTGAATATGCCACGTTCCCCTGACTTTGACTCAACAAGAGATACCCACTCACGCAGGAATGTTTCCCCATCAGGCTTGTCAGTGTAGCACACAGAGTTGTTAGCGAGTGCCATCTGTGGTGCTGTCTCCCACCATTGCCCTGACTTAGCGTGTCGCATACGTCCATCAGATAGATTAGACAAACTTATCATAGCAGAACGTCTGACACCACCTGACACGACAACTTCTCCAACTTTACACATTAAGTTATGACAGTCGTAGCTTGATAGCTTACGTCCCTGATTGTGTTTGAATAAGGATACAGTGAAGTTAAAAAGATCAACCAAAGGAGCAGGACCACTAGCTCTACCACCAAATATCTTTAATCTAGAACCTGCAGGTCTAACATCAGATACGTCCCAAGTAGGAATCTCACCCATATACAGGTGTCCTATGAGCTTACGCAAAGACTTTGCCCAACCTTCCTTACTGTCTTGTACCTTTATAACTGTATCTACCTGTTCCAATCCTTCAGGTATGTCAGGTAGTTTGCTAACATACTGTCTCTCAACAGAAAAGCCTACACCTGTACCACACAATAGTATATACATAGCCTCGTCAAAAGACTTAGGATCATCTACAGGCAGGTAACTACAGTTGTACCCTGCAGTATTATCTCTCTCAAGGGCAAGACCTGCTGTCATTAGTGACCTCATAGAGGGCATAACTTCTAGCTTTGTTATAGCGTCTTTTAGTTGAGGTATAGGTAGGTGTCCTTTTACCTTTAACGACATAAAGTCTACATATCTATTTACTGTTTCTTCCCAAGTTTCTCTCCTGTTTTCATTTGGCAACCATCTAGCATACCTAGAGACTGCTATAAATTTTTGATAATCATTCATACCTTTGTCACCTTTATGTTGTTAACTTCAATGTCGTCCATATCATAGAGAAGATCTTTAATAATATCAGACATAACCTTCTCACCTTCTGTCTTTTTAGAGGCTGTGTCACAGGTCACAGGCAAGTGACTAGACTCGTCATCTATCTCAACCTCTGCTACTATCTTAAACTTCATCCTAACATACTCCTGTTATCTATGTCCCTAATCATGGCTTTTAAATACCACTCAGCCTTCCTCAAATCTTCAATACCATTCTTGTATCGCCAACGATGAAGATATTTTATCACATTGCCCTGACAATAGGAAGAATACTCTTCACCTAATTGTTGTCGAATATAGTCTATACACTCCATACCACCATTGTTGTAGTGTGGAGGGCTATTTACTGTGTCTACTTCCACTTGTTCAGTGTTCCTAGTTGTATTCGTTTCTTCTTCTCTGTCAACCATTTTTTAGGTATCTCCTTCTCTGTCCATTTAAATCCATACTTGTCACACCAATCACAATATCTAGTCGTTGAACCTTTGTTAATATAATTGTACGCATTTTGAAACAGAAAGCGTATGTCTAGATCAGGGTACTGCTCTTGTACTAGCAAATGTTTTACCCTATCTTTTGGTCTGAACCATCCCTTCGCTTCAATAATAATACCATTGTTAAGAACAAAGTCAGGCTTGTACAACCTGAACATCTGTACGGCATACTTGATTGACATCTTTTCATATCGAATCCTTTGTTTAAGAAGACGCAAATCTTTTGCTACGTCTTCCTCAAACTTACTTCTAAACTTTAACTTCGGCATTAGCAAGTTCCACATAGTTTACAAGTGGAGGATTGCTAGACTTAGATACCTTAGAAGGTAAGACCTGTAGGTTATCCCAACACGCTTCCCTGTAGTTACAGAAGCTACACTCAATACCTAACTTCTTATTACCACTAGGTTTCCCATAATAGGTTTCCTCCACAGGCTCGTAGCACCTCTCAAAAGGTTCGTCATTCTCTACGTAAGATATAGTATCCTCTATCTTCTTGTACTCAGACTCCATATCAACACCATTGGCACTAACATATTTAAAGCTACCATTGGCTTTGTTGATTGCCCACCAACCACCAACAGGTACACCCTTAGCTTTAGCATAACCAACAAGCTGTGCTACATAACCAAAACTATCTTTACTCTGTAGTGTCGCAAAGTCTGTAAACTTATTCTCATATGCCCAAGGCGAGGTTGACTTAACATCATCTACTTTACCATTTAAAACCAGGTCATACGTCCCTTCTACCTTCTTGTGTTTTGTTTCCAATTCTACGTGCTCACTGTCCTCGAAATCAACCTTTGATGCTCTGAGTAAGCCTTTGAATACAGCTTCTACTATGTCTCCAAGTATCATGTTTATTACAAAGTACGGTGAGTCAGCTAACCTAGACTCAGGAGAGTTCTTTTCAAACCACAGTTGACATCTCTTACGTCCAATGTTTGACATGCGAAGTTTGAATTTTCTTTTCTCCCCTGAGAATTGGCGAGACACAGCTTCCTTTACATCCTTAGCTATGAGGTCAGTAATAGCTTCATCCATACTTGCTTTACCAAGCATGACGTTCTGTAAGAAAGAGTGAATCGCCACTTCTGCAGGATGGTTCATCTACTCGTCAATCTCAACTACGTTAGCAACTATCTCAGTTTCATCATCAGACAGTTCGTCAGGTCTGCGATGCTCCTCCCACTTGCTCATTGTGATTGAGTTCATAGACTCTACCCACTCAACAAAGTTATTCAACACCTCTTGATCGTCTGTGGTGATCTCTACTTCTTTGCCTAGCTTCACTTTAACAACACCGTAAGTTGCTCCACTAGGAATACTCTTTACTTCAGACGACATGTGTATAAGATGCTGAATGGGAAGCCTGTTCTTCCTTTGTATCTGATTAAAAATATCAGTCGTAGCCTTGAAGCTATCTCTGTTTTTAATCCTCATAAGGAATGGGAACTCTTTAACCTTAACTGCTTTACCATTGGCATCCTTAGGCTTGTCGAGTGTACACAGACCAAACAGGATCTTGAACCTATCAGTTGATCGCATAAGGTCTTGTGTTTCTTGTGGCAACGAGTTGAAGTCCTTAACGTAGCCTGATGGTCTACCACAGTTGAACCCACCGTAGTTATCCTTCAAGTCTCCATTTAAAGACGTTGCCATTACAGTACGCAACATCCGTCCCTCACCACCATCAGGTTTCTGATAGTGCTTGTCATACCTTTGGAATTGAAACCGTTGCATGAATGGACGTATGGTTAACGTATCACTGTAATATACAGTATCATCAGGAAGGGTAACAGAGTAAGCTCCTGCCTTGACGATGGCAACTTCCATAGTCTCACCATCGACTTCCTTCGTACCCATCACATTCTGATGAACTTGTTTAATCTCTGCTAAAGCTGATGTGCTCTTCGCAGGTGTGTTTGAAATCCCCATTAGTTCTGCAAGATCTGAAGGGGAATTACTTATAAGTGCTATATTATTATCCACTTTTTATATACTCCTTGTATTTAATTTCCGAATTATATCAGGCAACATCTTTAACGTCAAGCCAATTATCACCTATTTTTGATTCCAATAACATTGGTACATTAACATCTACATCATAGTAGTATTCTATTATACGTTTCAATTCATTGTTAACTTCTTGTATTATGCCTAGAACACTCTTCTCCTCAGCAGGATGTATGTCCAACACCACAGAATCATGTACTGTATTTACTAGTAAACTGTGTAGTCTGTTAGAGTCAAGACGCTTCTCTATCTCCAACAATACAATAGGAACTATATCACCTGTAGCAAAACCTTGAACAGGATAGTTCTTTATCATGGTAAAGTGGGTTGGAGTTCCACTTGCCCTTCTCTCCACATCAGGGAAAGCATACTGCCTACCTGATGGTATCTTTATTCGTCCTAGATTAATGGCTTCATCACCTAGTTTCTTATGCCACTTAGCTATGCCTTTATACTTATCTAAGAAGTGGGTATAATATTCAGCCTCAGCTTTCGTTCTACCATACCCTGTAGCTCCGTAGAGAGGTCAT